AAAAAAAATTTTCCGAAAAAAATTACCTCACAATATCTTTTATAGAATGAAAAAACGCCCTTATTGGAATTTTTGGAAGGTTGTCTTTGCGGGGTGGTTAGTACGATATCCACGACAGTGCTTTACAATCTTCGGAGGATCTGTTGGGTTTTTAATTGTTCTGATATATAATGCGGTAACAAAATAAAAAATACTGAAAAAAATTCCGGAAATATTTTTATGACTGAAAAAGTTTATCACATTTATGCAAAGGGTCGGTGCATATATCACAGTTTATCAGAGAACAAATTCTCTGAGACATGGGAGATGATGCACAGAATGGTTGATCTTCTTAATTTGGATCTTACAAAAGAAGATTTAAGTTATGAAGAACTTTATATGAATAAGGAAGTATTGCTCAATTCTTCTCATTGAGGTTGGTTGACAAATACTAAATAGGACGATAAAATTGATCTGAAGGTACTTTAACTTATGGCAAAAGGATTCACTGTTAAAACTGTAGCACCAAAAAAGACAACTGAGGAATGGGATATTGATGCTATCAAATCTCGAATGAAAGGTAAGAGTATTGTTTTCTGTCTGCCTGGACGAGGATGCTCTTATATTTTTCTAAAGAATTTTGTACAACTATGTTTTGATCTTGTACAAAATGGAATGAGTATTCAGATCTCACAAGATTATTCATCGATGGTAAACTTTGCGCGTTGCAAAGTGCTTGGAGCAAATGTTCTGAGGGGTCCGAAGCAAGTGCCTTGGGATGGAAAACTTCAGTATGATTATCAACTATGGATTGATAATGATATTGTTTTTGACACTAACAAGTTCTGGCAACTTTGTGATCTAGCAATCTCAGAAGATGGCACAGAGCGTGAAATTGTTGCTGGGTGGTATGCAACTGAAGATGGTCACACAACTTCTGTCGCACACTGGTTAGAAGAAGATGATTTCCGTAAGAATGGTGGTGTAATGAACCACGAAACTGTGGAGAGCATCTCAAAGCGTCGTAAGCCATTCACAGTAGACTATACTGGTTTTGGTTGGGTGCTGATTAAGAATGGAGTTTTTGAAAACCTCGAATACCCTTGGTTTGCACCTAAGATGCAAGTCTTTGAATCTGGTAATGTTCAGGATATGTGTGGGGAAGACGTTTCATTCTGTCTTGATGCAAAAGATCAGGGCTTTGAAATCTGGTGCGATCCTCGTATTAGAGTTGGTCATGAGAAAACTCGTATTATCTGATGGAAAAAACATACAATCTTTTATATAAAGGTCGTAAAATTTATTCAAATCTCAGTATGGAAGACTGTACTGAGATTCTTCAAGATCTCTCAGAGCGTTATTTCTCGGGGGAAGATATTGATCCTAATCTAATTGAAATGGAGGAAATCTAATGGCTAAAGGTGGATCTAACAAAACTGTATTTGAACCAGGCGCACCTAAGAAGACACGTCAAGGACGTTCTTCTCGTACACTACTGAGTGCAACTTCTCGTAATGGACGTAAGAAACGGTATCGCGGACAAGGTAAAGGTTAATAATATAGATAGAGCAGGAAGAAATTCCTGCTTTTTTAGTATTAACTTATGGCATATTTAAATCATAATCTTCCAACAATTACCTGTTACATTCGCAATGAATTTCTTTTTAATCATAAAAAAGGTCATGGTGAAGTAACTTTATGTGATGTCCACTCTGTAGCGTCCTTAGAGAAGCACGTACCGCTGTTTGAGGCGTTTCTTGAGAATGGAGTGAACTGGACTCGTAGACCCATTCATGCGTTTTGCTGGAAACCAGATGCACCAGTCCCTGAATTAGAAGAGTGTATGTGGTGGGATTGTTTTTCTCCTTATATTGATGTTCAAGTACGATCAAGACTTGCTAATCTACGTGCCGAACTTATCAATTATCGCGGTGAAAAAAATGAAGGAACTTATATGTTCACCCTTGATTGGTCATGGGAGTCAAAATCCACTCTGAATACTAATTTTAGTGAGACTCCAGAGCATAAATGTGCTCATTTTTTCAAGATAGACAACGGAAACTTCTATGCATACCCAAACAACAAAATCTTATGGTATGATGATGCATGGACAAAGAATAGAATTACAAAAAATCCAGGGTATGAGATTGATTTAACTGAGTATTCGGTCGAAAATCGTCGTAAAATTGAGACATCTGATGATTTTATGTACGAAGTCAAGGAAATTCGGGATAGCAACCCCGTAAAAAGTTCTGATTTTAGCGAATCAGGAGCAAACAATGACCAAAAAAGTCGATAAAGATGAAAATTTTATGAAAAATGAGTGGGGAACACAATTCCTAGCATCAGAATATGGTTGGGAGACCAAAGTTGAGAAGCAAAAAATGCTTCGAGAGATAAATTGTGATGAATATACCCCCAAAAAACATGATTTTTATCATCAAAACGAAATTCATGAAAAAATACGCAATGATGCTGACTATGATGACTGGGAATATGGCACAGAACCAGTCTATGGACCACTAAAAGGATAATAAATAAGATAGAATTATAATACCAAATGCCTCTAGAAAGGGTAAGTCAAGGCTTCAAAGATATTAGTATGTCATTTCAAAGCAATCCTCTGAATGATGATATAATTGCGATAAAAAATGCAACGGCAATTGCTCGCTCAGTAAGAAACATTGTATTTACCCTTCCTGGAGAGAAGTTTTTTGACCCAAATTTTGGATCTAATATCTCTGCATCTTTATTTGAAAATATAGATCCTTTTTCTGCAAGTATTATCGAAAGTGAAATTAGAACATCAATTAATAATTTTGAACCAAGAGTAAATTTACAATCTGTATCCATTGAACCTGACTACGATAATAATACATTCAATGCAACAATAAGGTATGAAATTATAGGAGCAAATATACCTCCACAGCAATTAGAATTCGTTCTCCTATCATCAAGGTAAATGTCGTTAATAAATTTTACAAATTTAGACTTTGATCAGATAAAGTCTACTCTTAGAGATTATCTAAGATCCAACTCTAATTTCACAGATTATGATTTTGAGGGTTCGAACTTATCAACAATCTTAGATGTATTAGCATATAATACATATATCTCCTCATACAATGCCAATATGGTATCGAATGAGGTCTTTATTGATAGTGCTACTCTAAGGGAGAATATTGTTGCACTAGCTAGGAACATTGGATATATTCCAAGATCTAAAAAAGCAGCTTCTGCAACAGTGACTTTCTTTGTAGATGCTTCTAATATATTTCCAACACCTGCATCACTAACTCTACAGAAGGGTATTGTTGCCTCTTCATCAGCGCAGTTTGCAAATCAGTCATTTACATTTTGTATTCTCGAAGATATAACAGTTCCTGTCATCAATGGAACTGCAGTATTCGAAAACGTCAAAATTTATGAAGGGTTGCTAGTTACAAGTAATTTTACGAACTCTTTTAGGAATCCAAATCAAAGATTCATACTTGATAATGCTGGTATTGATACCGATTTAATTTCAGTTTCAGTAAAACCGCTACAAACTAGTTCAATCAGAACAAAATTCAATAGACAGGACAGTTTATTTGACATCAATGGACAATCAAAAATATTCTTTCTGCAAGAAGTTGAAGATGAAAGATATGAATTGATTTTTGGTGATGGAATTTTTGGTCAAAAATTAGAAGACGAAAGTTTTATTGAAGCATCATATATTACATCTAGTGGAGATGCTGCAAATGGTGTATCCAGATTTTCATTTAGTGGAAGAATTGTTTATGTAAGAAATTCCCAGGAATATGTAGTGTCTTCTGGGATATCGCTATTAACGACGATTTTACCTGCATCTGGTGGAGAACAAATAGAGTCAATTGATTCTATTAAAAAATATGCTCCAAGAATTTATGCCTCTCAAAATAGAGCATTAACAATAAATGATTTTGAAACTTTAATTCCCGCAAGAATTTATCCCGAGACAGAATCTATTTCAGTGTTTGGCGGAGAAGATGTTATTCCTCCCCAATACGGTAAAGTTTTTATTAGTATAAAGCCAAGAACTGGCGACTTTTTACCTAACTTGGTAAAAGAAAACATCAAAAGAGATCTTAAGAAGTATTCGGTCGCTGGTATTGTTGCGGAAATATTAGATCTCAAATATCTTTATATTGAAGTAGAATCTCAAGTTTATTATAATACCAATCTAGCACCCAATTCTTCATATGTTTCTTCTTTGGTTATAGACAATGCAACAAAGTATTCTGAGTCTTCAGAATTAAACCGATACGGTGCCAGATTTAAGTATAGTAAATTTTTAAAGATTATTGATGATAGTCATGAATCTATAACATCAAACATTACGAAGATACAGATGAGAAGAGATCTTCGTGTTGTGTTAAATACTTTTGCGGAATATTCTATTGGATTTGG